GCGAACTCCTTTTCCATGCGCTCGGCTACCATCTCAATCTCACGCTGAGGGAAGCTCGGAAACTTGGAACCCTCGTTGATGGTGCGGAGACTCAGGAAGTGCATGAGCGACCTTGCATTGCATGTCGCGTAGTACGACGTGAAGATGCCGACCGGCAGAACCATCCGAGCAACTTCACGGGCGACGCCAGCCGACAGCATCGCTTGATAGCTCCAGTAGGCAACGCGGTAAGCGTATATAAATTCCTTATCAACCGCGTGCCACTGATCTTCAGTTCCGGTCTCAAAGGTGTAAGCCCCCGGCTTTCCCGCCTGCTGGAGTTTTCGACTCCCCGGAGGAACGTAGAAGACGCCTTCCAGCTCCTTATACCTGCCTGATTCCTCGTTATAGCTCCATCCGGCCCTGTGCCTCATGTGCTCACGAGCCACAAAGATTGGCGCCTCAACAAGGAACGTAAACGACGTGTGCTCAAAGGGTGAGCCGTGCCGGTCACGCATGAGGAAGTTGATAAGGCGTTCGGTAGGGAGGTTGTCCGCAGCCGAATCCTTGCCAATGGTCGAGACTCGTGCAGCCCTTGCAACCATTGCGTCATTGGCAGAGATGTTGACGAGCTTCACGGTCACGTCAGACCGAGTCTTGATGTCAGTCACTTTCACTCCATAGGAAAGGGGGCCCAACTCAATTTGCTGGGCCCCCACTTGCACCTAAGACCTAGCGAAACTCGCCGGTCTTCTGGTCCTTCCACAGCGGGTCACACTGCTCGGACTTCTCACGGGCACTACAGAACATGGCCGCCCACGCGCCCTTGGCGCCCTGCCCCTCTCGCAGGGTCCGGCCGTGAGGGCAGGAGTCCCCCGCAGGAGCCCCACCGCCGCTCTGAGCCTGTACACGGCCGTTCTGGAAGGTCTTCGGGGCCGCAGCTCCCCCACGGGAGGCATTGCCCCCACCAGAGCCCTTGTGGGCCCCTCGGACGGCCGCAGCAGCGTTCGAGGCCATCTCCACAACGCCCTTGTCTGCCAGGGCCTTAATGAGGTCAATGGTGTTCTGAGCGGCCTCATCGGCAGTCGCGCCGTAGACCTTCGGTGTCACCCACTCACACTCAAAGCCGGTACCGGCCTTCAGCGTCAGGCCGATGACGAACTTGTTGGGGTTCGCGGTAACGGTCTCGGTCATAGGCGGGGCCTCCTTGGGCTGGTCCTTCTCGCCCCACGGATTGGGGCCATCAAATGGGTTGGGGAAACTCAATCGATCCTCCGGTTAGATGGGGCAAGCCCCAGATGCACAGATCTCGTCGTAACTGGTATCGGTGGTCTCTTCCCCGATCTCAGCAATGAGCTTTTCGTAAGTCGCCTTGTCAATCCGCTCGTAAGGCGGTTGCTGGAAACTCATCTCAGGAAACACGGTCGTTCCCTTAAGTTTGGGGAGGTACGGCTTTAGGGCCGCTATTAGATCCCTTGCCGTGTACTTCTTAGGGTCCACGTTGATCGTGTAGGACACGGCCTGATCCGCCCAATACTCCTGATAGAGAGCCTGAACATTCAGCATGTCCCGTAGAGAAAGCTGCCCGGCGTCCTGGAAGAAGACTCCACCACCAGCGTCTACTAGCGGGTCTCTCGTAGGGATACTGACCACGGTCGTGTTGAGCGCGAACATGTCCGGCTCAACGTGGTACCCCTTCAGCCGGTATTTCTCGACCTGAGCAACCTCGGAAGGCTCCAGATCCGAGAACCTGATACGCCTGATGAAGTATCCAGCGAACGGAGGGTGAGTGGCCTCACCGGAGACACCAGCAAGCTTGGAGGTCGTTCCGGTAGGCGCGATTACTCGCGTCTTGATCGGAACAGGTATCCGAAGCTCGTTTGCGTACTCTCGGGCTGCAAGGTCTACGGTCGTCGCCATGATGTCAAGCTCATAGCCAATCCCCTTTTCCGTTGCCCTGGAATACTTGATGCCGAGTTTCACCAGGAAGTCAGCGAACCCTAGGTGGCCCACGCCTATTCGCCGGTACTTGGCGATGGCTTCGGCCGACTTCGGGTCAGACACCTTGGCGAAGGTTGCACGGATCAGATATCGGGTCAGGTACCTGTGTGCGTCCTGTAGACCTTCGTCGTCAACCTCTCCAGCCTCGTCGACGAACGCGCCGAGGTTGACAGAGCCGAGGTTGCACGGCTCCCAAGGGGTGAGAGTTGCCTCTCCACATGGATTGGTTGTGTAAGTGCCGTCCACCTCCCCAACGGCAGTCAGAGACGAATTCCAAATACCCGGCTCACCGTTATTGAGCATTCCTTCGGCTATCGCCTGAAATACTGCGCCGGCCGAAGAATTCGGGTCGTCCTGTTCGGCAATGAACTCATCGTCGATCTCAACAGAGATGTTGGTAGTCCAGTGGCCTCCCAGGGCCTTGATGGTCAGGAAGTCCCAGATCAGTGGATCTCGCCAATGCATGATGGACATTCGAGCCGACCGGCGAACACCACCCGACACGATGCACTGTGCAATCTCGTGATCAATCTCCATGGCCTCAATGCCAGTCAGCCGACCACCAGCGCGTTCAGTCCGTTTCAGAGCCTTGCCGACGGCACGGAGCATCTGAGCGAACGGGGCCGGACCGCTAGCAGTCCCCCCGAACTGCTTCAGCGGGCTCCCCTTGGCCCGTACACGGCTTACGTCGTACACGCGATCAGTGTGAGCCGTCTTAGGCTCCATCGACGTCCGTACAAGGTCCCCCAGGGCCTCAGCCCACCCCTCTCGGCTGTCGCCCACCTCATAGGCGCCGGTCCATTCGTGGCTGTACTCCGGGCTGATGAGTCCGGCCTCAACAAGGTCCGGATAGTCAGCGTGGGTCGGATCACAGACGATGTGGGCCTCTACCGGCACGACTACATCAGGGTAGTCGGCAAGGTATCGGCTGCTGAAGTTCGCCCCGACACCCCCGCCCTCAGCAAGTCTCAAGAGACTAAAGGTGAAGTGCTCCTCAGGCTTTTCAGGGTCCCATCCGGCAGCCCAACAGTTATTGAGGGCAAAGTTATTGACCCCAGAACTCTTGAGATGCCGTCCGGCGGGAAGAACCTTGAAGCTGCGGATCAGAGCGAGGAGACTTTCCCGCTCCCCCTTCTCAATGTAGCGGGGAGCCACAAGAGCAAGGTTTCCGTCTACTACACGTTCAGTCGTCTCCTCCCAAGTCTCCTGCTGCCCATCGGGCTTGACTCGGGAATACGTCCTCTTGAAGACGGTCTCTGCCGTCTCGGTGGAAAAGGTCATACGGTCACCCTTCGTAGATCTCGGTTCATCTGACGCGCCAAAGCGTCCACGGCTCGGTTAGCCGCCTTGCGCTCTGCGTCGTCGGCCGCAGGCAGGCCGTAGACGTACCGCTTCATGAGTACGGCCCTGGTCTGCTTTGGCAGCCTGTTGAGGCCCTTGGAGGCATCCATACGGGCCGTCATGAGGCTGTCTGTGATACGGGCCCTTAGGAGGTCGTCCTCACGGCCTATTAGCTGCCCCATCTCGTCGTCTGAGTAGACGAAGGTTTCAAGGGCTTGCCGGGCTTCCTGCGGCGTGTAGTAGTACTGGCCGTCCTCGACGTCCCGAGCGTCCCGCTCGGCTGACGCGTACTGGTTTCCCACCTTCTTGCAGAAGGCGTAAACGAACGCCTCATCACCCCAGTGCTCCTCAAGGGATTGGCGACGCTCGTAAGCGTTCATCAGGATGTGCTGCTTTACGTCGTCCTTCTCAACGATGCTCCAGTTAAGAGCGATCGAGCGAGCGACCTTGTCAGCCACCTCCGCCATGTGGGCCCAATCGACTTGGGTCATGCTGCTTCCCCCCGCTTAGCGAAACGCCCCCCGGCGCCTCGCGCTACCTTTCCGAACCTGGTCCCCTCCACAACGAAGGAGCCGTCTCGGCGAATGTCGACGGCAACCGGCGATACGTCGTGGTCTCCGACGTAGAGAATGCCGAAGCCGGATTGCCAGTTGGCCACAGCCCCCGGGCCGAGGTATTGAGCCTTCCTCGGGTCCATCATGTGACCAACTTCCATTCCCCAACGCATTCCCCCGAGATGCGATGGGCCGTGACGGCGGATGCCCAGCCGGTGAGTGTGGCCCATAACCAGATTCATCGTGGCCTTGCTCGCATGTCCGTACGCAGTGGTTCCGGCGATGCTCGACAGGCCCTTGATCTCATGGCCGTGTATCAGTGCCGTGTCGGGCCCAACCTTGTGAAACGGCGGAGTCAGATCGATACCGAAGGCGCCGAAGTCCAGGAGCTTGGAGAAGTGGAAGTCATCGGCGTACTCGGCAAGAGCCGGGGCCTTGGCACTGAGGTACGTTCTCGGCCGAAGGTCGTGGTTACCTTCAAGGATCCCGAAGGGGCCGTCATAGACAGCCCTGATCGGCTCCAGGACGCGTTTCTTGGTGACGTCCGAGTCGCTACGAACCTGCTGCCGGTACTCGTAACGAGTGCCCTCGTTCCAACGGCTAGGGGTCTCGTAGTCGTTCAGGTCACCGATCTGGTACAGCTCGTCAGGCTGATAGTCCCCAATGAACCCGATGACGTTGTTGAGTGCCTTCGGATCTTGGTACGGAACCTGAAGGTCCGATAGAACAACTACACGCTTCAAATGGTCTCCCCCGTAGCCTTTGCGTACGCCTCTCCCCAAGGCATTTTCTGATCCTGAGCGCCTTGGAAATTGTCCAGTATTCTTGCGGTCTTCCGGCTGGCTCCGTCAACAACAAGCCGAAGTATCTGGAGAGCGGACTTACCTTCATGCTTGCGGAGTTCCTCCAGTGGAACGCCGAGCCGGTGAAGTACAACGCCCACCCCACACCCGGCACCCACGTTGTTCCCCTCTTGGTCCTGGTGGACGTAGAAGCAGAAATCTCCGTCGAGCATGTACTCAGGTGCCGAATAGGTGTACTCGGGGCGCTCGGAAACAACTTCCTTGAGCATGGACAGAACCTGAGTGTCGGTAGCCGTGACAGTCACTTGCCGTCCTCCTGGATCAGTTCAAAGTCAGCCCGATAGATGGCGTGCGGCGGAACAAAGACGTAATGCCCAGGGCTCTCCTCGACACAGAAGCCGTCCTTAAGGAGGATGTTCGAGCCCTCAGAGACTTCCTTCTTCCACTCTTCAGGATCGACGTCTTCCAGAGACGTAGAGAAGTACGCCCCCTTCCCCTCAGCCGTCTTGTGCTGAATGGTGATTAGAAGCTCAGCCATTACCCTTCACCTTCTCGATCCGCTTGATTTCCCGCTGGACGTACCAAGCGGCCTTCCTGAGGTCTTCCAGTTCCGTATCCGGGCTCTTCAGTCCGGCCCGGCACAGGTACTTCACGGCGTTGCCCCGGTTAGTCATCAGGTGCTCGATGAGGTCAATGACCTCCAGGCCGTTCGGCAGCCACGTGTAATGGCTCGGGCTGTTGACGTTGTCGGCAGCTCCTTTGGGACTCCAGGGCTCCAACTCGGCCTCTCCAAAAGCCAGGTGCTTTGAGCTGCCGTCCTCAAAGAGCAACTTGACGTAATACGGGTATGGAGCTGTGTAGGCAGCATTGACGGCAGCGATAGAGCCCTCTATGCCCTTGTGCTCTCCTCCGCCTATCAAACGGACCTTGTCACCGGCCTTAAATCTCACAGCCCGATCCTTTCCAGAAGAGCCCCAGGGCCCTCAAGCAGGTAAGTGGAGTTGCTGTCGAGATTCCCCGCCATCTCAATAATCTTGGCGTTGGACATCTCTGCCGCAAGAGACTCCATGAACTTGAATCCGGCTGAATCCTCAGAGATGAGATATACGGCCTGGTATCCCCTGAGAGCTGGAGTCCAGTAGTCCCGCCATGTACCGGTGCCAGGGGCGCCGATAGCCGGGACGCCT